ATTTGCTATTTCAAAATATAAAGAATCAAATTGTTTTGATTCTTCTTCTAAACATTTATACAAATAATTATAACTTGGTAATTGTTTAGGTTTGAGAGAATAAAGATATTTTATCCATTTGATTAAAAAATCATATTTATTTCCCGTTAATTCATTAAGAGGTGTATGAAATTTCATTTCTGCTATAGTATTATTTTTTCTAGTACATAAATTAGCAATATTATTATGATAACCACATTTACAATTTGTAATAGTATGTGATTCAAAATTGAATTTATCAATATCTTTTTTATGTCCAACCCAAGGTAAATTTGTTCCAGTAAAAATAACAACTAGAGTATAAGCTAAACTAATAAGATCATCTACAATTGTTGGACTTTTAAATTCATGAACATTTAAACTTATATATCTTAATGTACCTGTAATACTTTTGGTATTAACTTGAGGAACATGAATAACTTTATCTGGTTCATATTTATAAAATTCTTTTCCCAAACCCATATCAATAATAATTGGATATAAATTTGTAATCTCTTTAGCAGAAGATAATTTACAATTTAATACAAAATTTGATAATTTAATGTCACGATGAATAATACCAATTCGATGAATACAAGAGATTGTATGTAATAATTTATGAGCAATAAAATATTTAGATTGTTCGGTAAAAGTATATTTTTCTATTAGATTTTCAAAATTATCACCACAAAGATCCATAGTTAAAAAATTAAAATCATCACATTCAATAAAAGAATATGTTTCAGGTACGCATTTACTTTTTAATAAATAATTAATATTTAATTGAGAAGGTATTAATAACATATCATTCAATGTAAGATAATTATAAACTTTAATAATAGGATTTGTTTCTAAATTATCGATAATTTGCTTTATTTTATCTATTTCTTCAGTGGAAGATAATGATTTTGAATTGGTTAATTTTATTTTATTAAAATACTCAATATATTTAATATATTTTTTAACCATATATATTTTTCTACATATTTTAAATTCTCTTAATAAAGTAAGGACTAATGATTTTTTTGATTCACACTTGATTGCTATATCTTTTCCATCTGATTTAGCCATATATACACATCCAAATGCTCCGTTTCCTAATTTATGTTGAGTAATCATTAATTGATCAGATAATTTATTTTGAGTAATGGAATTATACATTATTAGATAATATTCTTTAATATTATTTAATATAATTATAACCTTATATAATCTTAAAAATATTTTATATAACTTTAAAAAAATTTTTAATGAATTTTTTTGTGTGATTATTTTATAATTAAAATTAATAAAAATATGAATTCATTAGAAGGAAGAGAATGGGAATTATATAATTTTAATAATATTGGAGGTTCAACTGAATACGATAATTTATTAATTAATAAAGATATAGATAATTATTTTAATGATATCATTTCAAAACCGATAGCACAACCTAATTCTAATTTGATTAAATCAAATGGTGGTTTACATAAATTTTATACTGATTATATTGAACATAACTTAATATTTATTGTTGTATTAATTGGAATTATAATATTTTTAGTAATTAGACATTATGTTAAAGATTTTGATACATTTGATTCAGATAAATTAAATAATAATATAGATAATGAAGAAAAAAATAGAAATGATATACAAAAACAAAATGATAAAATAAAAAATAAATCAAGAAAAATCGAATTGGAACGACAAAAATTAATGAATTTTAAAAAAGAATTAGATAAAGAAAAACAACAAATATTATCTATAATTGATGAATTATCAAATATAAATGAATATGAAAATAGTAAATATGAATATTTATCAGAACCCAAAAATAATTATAATAATTATATTGGGGGGCAAGATATAAATGGAATATATTCTAATAATTATAATAATAATAAAATTAAATATCTAAATCAAAATTCTAAATTAAATTCAAATACATTTGCTCAAAATAATACTTTAATGAATGGTAATCAAGATGATACATCAAATTATTATGATATAAATAAAAAACAAAATAATGAAATTAATGAAATTGATGGATTATATATAGAACCACCTTTTATGTAAGAAAGAAATGTATAAAAAATTAATTATGTAAAACTTATTATATATAATAAAATAAATGATTAAAATAAATATAGAATTATTATTAATTTCTATAATCATTGGGGTAGGATTAATTTATATATTTAGTCCAAAACCAGAAATAATTTTAAAAATGCCATCTGAATCAAATATATATATTGATACAAATAATGTATGTTATAAATATAAAAAAACATATATAAAATAAAATATTTTATTTATATATTATTATATAAATAACATTTAATAATCATATGGAATATTTATCTCAACCATTAGATTTTGATATTAATAGGGCCTTTGAATTAAGAAATACTTTTGAAAAAACAGAATCAAATAATAATATTCAAGGAGGTGAAATTAATGATATCTATAAAATGAATGAAATGGTAAGTACATTACCTTTAATGAATGATAATATTAGAACAAATATTAAATTGGGAATAGAAATATATAAACAATTAAAAAATTTCGACCGTAATTATATACACTCTATTATAAATGAAAAATCAACTAAACTTAATTAATTATAATAATAAAAGGATTCCAACAGATTTTGTTTATAATATTATTTTAACGCTAATTATTGCTTTTGCTGTTGTATGGATAGTATATGTATCAACACCATATTCACATTATAGTGTTTATTTAATTGAAAATAATAAAATTGAAAATAAATAATTTAATTATAAAAAATTTATTTTCAATCTTATTAACTAATTTGCAATAAATGTTATTGATATCTTAATAAATCAATAGCATTATTTATAATTAAAAATTTTTTATAAATATTTGGATTAAATAATTTAATGTTCAGTTAAGTTATTTATAAAAAATTTATTTCCATTAATATTAACTTTTTCTAATACCGTTATAAAATTATTATTAACATCATCAATTAATCCAACAGATTTTAGAATATCTGTACAAAGATTTAATTTTAAATTTTTATCTCTACCATCTTTAGCTGTTAAATCTGGACCTTTATTAATTTCCATAACCAATGGATTTAATTGATTGTTAATTGCAACATCAACCCCATACAATTGAAAACAAACACCTTTTGTTTTGGTTCCAACAATATCTTCATATGTTTTAAAAATAAATCCCAATTGTTCATATATTTGAGAAAAAACATAATCTGAAATTTTTAAATTTGGATGTGTTTTTTTAATATATTTTTCAATTGGAGTTAATTCACGGTTTGAATTATCTAACCATTTTCTAAAATCCATATGTGTTAGAGGATTTTCCACATATACTTGTCTATCTATATATCCAGTAGTAATATTTTTTTTAAATGAAGGATTTGAAGATTCAAATAATTCTGGAGTATAATACATAAAACCATCTTTATATACATTTAATTTAATATTTGAATAATTATCTTTAATTACTAAAACATAAACTCTTAGATTAATTTTTCGTCCTGAAACTAAATATGGGTCTTGAAGTAATTCTTGTACTAATAAATATTTATTTTTTGAACCTAAAATAGAATCTAAATTAGTATGAATTTCAATTCCTTCTTGTCTTTGATAATTATTTTTTGTAATATATAATTTATTTTTATCAAATTGCAATTTAAATAATTCAATATCACTTAAATCAGTTAAATCCCAAGTATATGGAAGCATTGTGGATGCTATTTCTTTACCATATTTTTCTTTAAGGTATTTCCATAGAGCTAATTTTGAAACCATATGATCTGTATTATTTAACATGAAAATTCTTACTCCATCACCATATTCATTTAATCCAATTTTGTTTTTATCCAAATCATTTAATTCTTTTTCTGTCGTTTCGTATGAACAAGGAACAATTAAACAAGCTTTTAATATATCCTGTGTCATTGTAAAACCATTGGATTTTAAAGAATCATAAAAACAATCATTTTTAATGTAATCACAAGGCAATCCGTAATATAACTTATTTGGAATAATTTGTTTAAAAGAAATATGTGTTGGTGTTTCATATTTTGTTTTTTTATCATTTAAAAATGTCTCAATTACTTCAAATGGTTCTGGTGATGAAGATGATAAAAAACTTTCAATATCTTTAATATCAATACCTAATTTATCTAATATTTCTGGATTTATTTTATTTAAAAAATCTTTTTTACAGTCAGTTGTTTTTGTTCCCAATTCATAATTTATATTTGGTAATTTTTCTATTTGGTTCATTTGATTTAGAATATTTAGAATGTTTTCATTACAAATTAAATCATTATTTTTAATTGTATTTGTATTAGTTTCTGTATCATTATTTGTAATAATACTTTTGTTTAAATTATCATTATTTGATATATTATTAATATTTTGTGATAAGAATACAATTATACATATAATTATTAATATTATTATAAATAACATATTCATTTATTTTATATTTATATATATATTAAATTAGATAATTAATTGATTAATAAAAAATATATTTTTATAAAATTTAACTAAATATAAAATAATTTAATTGATTTGAAAAAAATATATATTATATAACTATAATATATAATATGTATTCAGAAGAATCAAAATCAAATGAAAATACATTTTGGAATTGGTTTTTAATACTAGTTGCAATAGTTATCGTATGGTATGTTTTTTTTAGAAATAAAGAAAATTTCACATCAAATTCATCAAAATTTAAATCAGAAACTGAAGATAGAAAAATGAAAATTATACAAAAAATTAATGATGTTTCAAAAGCTATGGGAGATTCTCAATACACAGATTATGCTCAAGTTCCTGATACTCAATATAGTCAATATGCTATGGCACCATTAGATAATAACAATCTTACAAATAATGTCACAACTGGTGAACAAGTTTCTCAAGATCTTATGTATCCAAATTTAAATTCACAAAAACCATTTTCTTCAAATGATATGAGTTTAGGACAAACTGCCGGTGGTAATACAAATAAAACTGCAGATGGTTCAACAAAATGGATGAACCAAGTCGGATTTTTAGATGGGGAAAAAGTTGCATGTAATATGTTAGGAGTTAATTCTGCTGCTATGGATGATTATAAGAAAAAATTTTATAGTATGTATGCTCATCAAATTGAATGTCCTGCTAAATGTGGTATGAAAGCAAATGGAATGAGTAAAGGTTGTGGAATGGGTTCAACTTGTGGTTTAGGTAAAGATTGTCAAAATGTAAATACACCAACATCTATTCCTGATACTTTTGCATTAAATTATTTAGCATTAGATAATGCTAATAAAAAACCTTGTGTAACTTGTAATTATAAACCTACTGGAAATCAATTAAATAGAGAATGGATGGAAAAAGTCTCTCCATCATATGATGGATTACCAGAAGATGTTAAAATGGCTGATAAAGCAAGATTATCTAAATCAAATTTAATTGATGCTAATGCTTCTAACTATGCAAATTTTAAAGATAATGTTTATCAAGATTCTATTGGAGAATCTGCTCCTGATAAAATTAATGAAATAAGAACATGTCAAGATGCTTATGGAACATGTAAATTATCTGATTATGGTTCCACAATAGCTAATGCTTATGATAAATTAACTGCTAATCCCGCTTATACTTCAAGAAATTCTTGTAATCCTTATCAATTAACAGGAGTTTTAGAAGATGCTGCTTCAACAGATATGTATGCTAATGTAAAAAAAAATTAATTTAATATTGTTTAATTAGATTTATTTGAATGATAATTTCAACCGGTATAAAAAAATTATATAATTTAAATTTTAATATATATGGTGAATTTAATTGATTATCCAAAATGCTCATCAGAAATTCTAAATATTGATATTGATAGTAAAACTTTTGATATTAATTATATTTATAGAATTTTTGGTAATCAAGCATTTAATAATAAACTAGCACTTGGTGATGAAAATAAAAGTATTAGAGGTGATATTTATCTTGAATTATTAATTCCAAGTAATATCCCTAATAATGTTAATGTTTATAATAATTTTAGCTTAAAAAATGAAATAAATACAGTAGTTGGTACTGACTTATATATAATTGACCCAAATATTAGTATTAACGATAAAAGAGTATGGGTTATGGACAGACAAATACAATTAACAACTGAACCTCCTAGCGGTATTCCTTCTTATATTTCAGTCCCTTTTAATAATAATAAATATTTAACAACTAAATTAAAATGGACAGCAACAACTACAAATTCTTCAGGAATACCATATAATGAAATTCCAGTACAAAGAAAAACTATTTTTGTTTATTATCCTTCTACAACAATATTTTTATTAGTTAACCATAATATTAATGGTCAAATTAAAATTTATGTGATGCAATCAATTAATAATCAAAATGATCTCAATATAAATATATTAAATGCCCAATATCTTTCAACTAAATTAATATTACCATCTGGATGGATTTTTTCAACTATGAATTTAGATAAGGATACTTATTTAAAGGTTATATCTACAGATGTAGCATTTTTGGTAAGTGATAGTTTAGGTAATAGTTATCAATATTTAGAACCAAAATATTGTTCTTGGATTTATGAATTATATCCAGTACCTTTATAATTTTTATTTTAAATTAAAATAATTTAAAGTTTTAAATATTTTAATGTAAATATTTTTTAATGTCAAGTCTATCTATTAGTAAAGTTTTTAGTGTTTCTGAAGATTATACTTTAGAACAATTAAAAAAATCTTATGTTGAAATTATGAAAAAATTATATGATTCTGATATGACACAAATAGAAAAAGATTTATTAAGTAATCAATATAAAAAAATGTATTATAAAGGAAAACAATTATATTTAGATAGAATAAGTATGGAATCTGATATCGAATATCCAACTCATAATTATACTTTGAATAATACAGAACTTTATGATAAATTTGATAGAATGTTTGATAATAGTTTTGGATTAGGAAGAAATTATATAAGAACATATAATCCTTTTTCAATGTATGAAAATATATTTTCACAATTGGATTCACAATTTAATCATAAAACAAATACTAACAATAATTCGCAAGTGTATTCATATTCTAGTTCATATAGTTCAAAAACCAATTCAGATGGTTCCAAAACTATTGTAGAACATAAATCTGAATCAACAAATGGAGATAAAAAGAAAACAATAAATACATATAAAAAAATGCCTAATGGTCAAGTAATTAATTTAACTGAGGACGAAATAAAACAATTGGAAAAAATGTCAAATTTACAAATTGAAAATTAAAACTTAAATATATATTTATATAAATATATATTTATAATATTAGTTAAAAAAATAATATTATGGAATCTATAATAATACAAGATACATATTTAACAAATTGTGATTGTATGTCAAAAGAATTAGTTATTAATTTACCAATTAATCAAAAATATATTTTTAATGTTATTGATTTAAAAAGATTTATATTTTTACAAAGAATAACTTGGGATTGTGGTGTTAGGGATGAATCTGTTAAAATATCGAAAATTTTAAATGTATCAGTTTTATTAGAATATTTTGATTTTACAATGTGTAACCTAATAGATATCGATAATTTGCAAAATTGTCATTTACTTAAATATATTGATGTTTCAATGAACATAATAAAATCATTAGAAAAAATTCCAATGTTTGTTGAAACTTTAATTGTAAATAATAATTTGATAACTTCATTAGATAATTTACCTCCAAATATAAAATTACTAAATTGTTCATACAATAAAATATTAAAACTTGATAATTTACCTGAGAACTTGGAAATATTGGATTGTTGTAATAATTTGATAACTTTATTAGATAATTTACCGCCAAGATTAAAAAAATTATCTTGTAGTTATAATTCAATTACAAATTTAAAAAATTTACCAACTGGAATAATTTATTTAGATTGTGGTTTTAATTCGATTGGTAATTTAGATTGGTTACCTTCGGGAATTGAAATATTATGTTCAAATGGAAATTTTATTAAAACTTATGAAAATATTCCAAAAATAAAGATGGTATTCAAATAATAAAAATAATTGAAAATAATATTATATATAAGAATATACATTATAATTATATATTAATATACAATTATGCCAGACATACCTAATAATTTAAGACATAATAACAATAATAATAACAAAAATATGAAACAAACATATCAAAATAATAATAATAATCAAAATTATCAAAATAATCAAAATAAACATTTAAATCAAAATAATCAACATAATCAAAATAATTATAAACACAATAACCAAATAAACTATAAACATAATAATAACAATAATCAACACAATCAAATAAACCATAAATATAATAATCAAAATAATGAAGAATATATAATTAAAAGTTATTTGTTAGATTATTTATACAATAAAATAGAAGTAGGTGAACATAAATATACAGTAATAAAAAATATAGCAGATATTTATGACCTTAAATCAAAAAAACATTATGTATCAGCAAATTCTTGTGGAATAAATGCGATGATAATTTTTCTTAAGAAAGATGGAGAATATTTAAGTTATCTGATTGACAGAAGAAGTATTAGTTATAATAGACAAAGTTTAAATAAATCTGGAGTTAGAATAACTGAAATTAAGTTAAGTGTTGATTTAAAATTATATGATGGAACAATTTTGGACGGGATTATAATAGATTCTGATTCTAATATAATTGGAAATTCTGAAACTAAACAAGAATCAAACAAAATGAATTTTATGGTAACAGATGTTTTTATTTTAGGTTGTAAAAGTTTAATTACAATGGATTACAAAAAAAAGATGTACTTATGTAGTTTGATGTTTGAAAAATTAATATCAAATACAGATAAAAAAAATAATATTGAAATAAATATAACAAGACCTTATGAAATGAATGAAATTAAAGAATTATTTGCGAATGATATTAGTTTAGGAATTAAAAAATTAAATATAAAAGGTATTACTTTTTATCCACAATATTCAGGAACAAAATTAATATACATATTTGATAAACAAGATGAAAAATATAAATCTGAATTAATGGAAGGTAGAGCACAAATCAATTTAATTGGACAATCTGACTTGGGTCAAGATAATTTTGAATATTCAGATAAAAGGAGATTATTTAAATTTGAATTGGTTGACCCAGAATGTGTTGATGATATTGTTTTAAATTTAGAAATGGTTAAAACTCAAACACAAGATGTTTATAAATTATTTGGAATATTTTCAGGTATTCAAGATTCTAAGCAAATATTTATAAAAAAAAATATTGGCTATGCATACATACCCACATATATTTTATCAATAAAATGTAAATTATATTTTATGAATCGTGAATCAATTATAATGGAATGTGTTTTTAATACAATAAAAAATAAATGGATTCCTATAGATGAATCTGAAATACAAAAAATATCTATTTTAAATGAAGAAAAAAGACTTAAAATAACTGAACAAGAAATAGAAATTGAGGATAACGAATATGTTAATAACACTGATGAACAATAGTTTTTCTAAAAGTTATGTATTTGATATAAAGTTCTGAATATTTATCCAATACCGAATATTGTTTAAACATTATGATATGAAAAAGTTATTTTATTGAACAACTTCAATAACAATAACTGAAACATTATCTGTTGAACCTAATTCTAATGCTTTTTGTGCTAATTCTACAGCTAAATTATCTAAATTAGGTTTTTTTTTTTTAATATCATTAATAACTTTACCAAGGTCTTCAGATTCAATAGTATCCCATAAACCATCACAAGCCATTACAATATATTTTGTTTCAGGAGATATTTTTTTGTAAAAAATATCAGGTTTTTGAGAAATATATGGAGCATTATCGCCATCACCAAATGCTCTTGATAATGATAAATCACCAATTCTATAAATTCCTTCAGAATCTTTATAAATTTCTCCTCCCATTTTAGTTAATCTTGATTTTTCAATAGAATCATCTGGTTTATGATCTTTTGTTACTGGAAGAGATATTCCTTTGGAATTAACAATAGTCATTCTAGAATCACCTAAATTAACCACATTCATAAATATTGAATTATCATATTTATACATTATATTCAATAAACAAGTTGAACCACAAATATATCCATTTGAATTTTTTAATAATTCTGATTGAATTAACATAAAGACTTTTCTATGAAATTCATCATCAAAAGGTGGAACAAATTTATTATTCATATAATAATTTGGTATATTTGCTTCTAAATATTTTGAAACCCAACTACCCCCATGACCATCATATATTCCAAAAAGATTTATTTGATTTATATTTGAATCATCTCCATTAATATTTAAAATAATATTATGTCTATCTTCATTTGTTTTTCTTCTTCCTTTGATAGAAGTAAAATATATTTTTAATTCTGTCATTTAATTATTATAATATAATATATAAAATAATTACACCTTTTGAAATTTAAAATGCCGATTTTAAATTTTAATTTAATTATAAAAATTATGTCTTATAATTTTTATATTTCTTTGTTTTGGATGTTTTTTTAATATAATAATCTTGTCTTTCATAAGCACCTTTTAATATATTTTTATAATTATCTTTAGGTATTTCTTTTATTACTTTTTTAATGTTTTCTTTTAATTCATTATATTTTAATCCTTCTAATTTTCTTAATTTTGATTTTAATAAACTAAAGTAAAGTTCGATTCCATTACTAAAGTGCTGATAGGGGAAAAAATTTTATTAAATTATTAAAAAATAATTTAAAGTATGAATTTGAAAATGAAGAAATGCTAATAAGTTTTGCTAATGATATGTTTAAAAAAATGAATATTGATGATGACTTAGAATATTGGATTAAGTTAAGAGATGAATATAAATGTGATTATTTATTAAATACTAATGAAAAATCAAAAGGTGATATATGTGAAGAACTTGATGAATTATTATGTAAATAAAATTTATTTTTTATTTCTTAAAATAAATGTTTTGTGTTTTTCTGAATTATTATGAACTTCTATTGTGTCTTTTGAAAAACTACCAAAATCACATAATTCACAATAATATTTAAATTTTTCTTTTCTTTCCTCTCTTGTTGAATGTTTATTTAATATATGTTTTAACATATTTGTATAATTTGTTGTATTATAATCGCAATCTTTACATTTTCCTACTTCTTTTTTATCTGTTCTTGTTTTTCTTTTTCCTGTTTTATGTGATTCTCTTTCACAATGATTGTTCCATTGACTTATAAAATTGCATTTATAATCACATTTTTCACATATGAATTTATATTCTAATTGTTTATTGTCATCTAATGGTTTATTTACTTCCATTCTGTTATAATATATATCAATATATTTTTATATTATTTTGATTTTTTACATAAAATATATAGAATTATTTTTAAGTTTTTCAAAAAATATATAGAATTAAATTTATTTTTTTCTTAATTAAAATAATTTAAAAATAATTTTATTTTCTTTATTTATGGTATATGGACTTGGAAGAAAAACCTAAAGTAAAAATTAAGGATGGAGATTTAACTGAAATTGATGAAGTTAATGAAAAATTAGAATTTATGATTGTCAATAAGACACCACTAAAAAATATTATCAAATCTAATGAACTTGATAATAAAATTAATTTAACTATTCAAATAGTAAATAAAATTGTTATACAGGCTTGTCAATTTATCAATCTTTATTTTATACATTTATATGATACCAATAAAGATTTTCCAAAAATTGACACTAAATTTGTTATGGCCGTTTTTAAGACTATCACTTTTAGAGATGATACAAGAGGAAAACCACCATCAGAAGAAACTAAACAATTATTAATTAAATTAAAAGAATTTTACAATCTATATTATAAACAATGTATTAATGAAACAGACATTATGAATGACACTAAATTAAATTTTATTATGGCTTATGAGGCTATTGATATTGTTAAAAATATTAAAAATAATATTACAGAACATTTTCACGACTATGTAAATAAATTTGTTAATCAGTTTTATGAATCTAAAAGTTTATGTGAATATGCTAATAATAAAAAGGAATGGTCTAAAGAAGAAAGGAAACAATTTAAATCAGGTATTTTTAGTTGTTTAAGATATATTAAAAAAGATTTATTAAGACCAGATAATAAATATGAATCTAATGAATTATTTCATGATTGGATTAAATTACATAAACCATTTATTTTAAGAAAAAATAAATTTACTAAAAATTCAGTTGATTATGATATTTGTGCAAATCCGACAGATTATTTAAAATCATTATTTTATATGAATAAAGAATTAGAAAAACTCAATAATGAAAGAATACAAGAGGATAAAGACCAATTTAAATTATTTCAAGTTATTCCACAAAGAACAAGTATAAAAGCAAATTATATATGTATAGACACCACTAGTTTAATAAATTTAGTAATTGAGGAAAATTCATTAGAATATCTAAATAATGTTGAAAAATACCAAAAAGAATTATGGGAAAAACATTTTAATGTAAGCCAAAAAGAATTTAAAAGAAAAGGTTATCAATTTAATTATATGATAAAAACAGATGGTATAGGAAGTTCTGTATTATTAGTAAAATTGGTAAATGGTGAACCTGTCGAAATAACCCCAAAGATGCAAAGAGAATTAAAAGAAAAATTAGAATTAAGAGATAAATATATAGAAGATGTTAAAATAACAAAACAAATAAAGAAAAAACGAATTGTGACGATAGACCCGAATCAAACAGATTTGGTATACTGTGTATCAAAAAATAAAAAACCCAAAATAATAGTTGATGAAAATGAAAACTTAGAATTAATTGAAGAAGAAGAAATTATTACATTCAGATATACACAAAATCAAAGAAGATTAGAAAGTAGAAATAAAAAGTACAATAAATTACAAGATAAAATTAACAAAAATAAAAAGATTAATAACAAAACAGTTAAACAAATTGAAACAGAATTATCTAATTTTAATTCAAAAACTTGTGATTTTTATAAATTTATAGAATATTGTAAAAAGAAAAATGATGTTAATAGAACATTATTTGAACACTACTCGCAAAAATTATTTAGAAAATTAAAGTTTAACCTATATACAAATACTCAAAAATCAGAAAGTAAAATGATTAAAAATTTTGCCAATAAATTTGGTAGTCCTGAAGAATGCACCATAATATTAGGTGATTATGATAAAGAAAATAATATGAAAGGAAAAGAACCAATAATTAATAGAAGAATAAGAAAAATATTTAGAAATCATAAATACCAAGTATTTATGATAAATGAATTTAGAACATCAAAATTGTGTAATGTATGTGAAACAAATTGTGATACTTTTTTGAAACGAGAATCAAAAAATCCAAAACACAAAGATAAAAAAACAAATAAACAGAAGATTATTGAAGTATGGGGATTAACCTTGTGTGAAAACAAGAATTGTAGTTTAATCCACAACCGAGATAAAAATTCTGCTCTAAATATGTATAAAATAACTCAATCAATATTTGAAGGCAAAGGAAGACCCGAAAAATATTGTAGAGAAATAAAAAATAAATAACTTCATTCCAGCTCAACGGCTGTGATATAACCAAATTTTTACGCCTTGGATGACGTCAGTATGAAATATTACTTATAAAATCGGCATTTTAAATTTCAAAAGGTGTAAAATTAATTAAATCCAAATATTATGTCTGAATCTAATATTTCAGATTCATTTGAATCAATCATTCCAATTTTATATAAATTATTTATATTGTTTTTTTGATTTGATAATTTAGAAGACCCAATTGAATCTAAAGAATCTGACAAATTAATTTGTTCTGATAGTTGTGTGATATTTATTTTATTATTATTATTATTTGATGATGTTGATACCCAAATATTTTTATGTACATTTTTATCTTGTATTTTTTGTGTTTCTTTAAATATTTTATGTTTATATTTATTTGCTAAATTATTTTGATTTTGATTATACACATTATCACTATTTTCTTCAATATTTGTAATTGTGTTTAATTGATTTGGATTATTTTCTGAACTTAAAGTAATTTCAACGTATTTATTTGTATCATTGTAATTATTTGGTAAATTATTATTAAAATTTGATTGTAAAGAAATTTTATTATTTGTTAATGAATTATTTTTAATTATTACAAAAAATAAAATAAATTTAAGGCAAACTAACAAAATAATAATGTTATTTATAGTTCCTTTAGTGAAGTTTAAGTTTAAGTTTTTGTTCATTTGGATTGAATTTTCTTGTTCAAAATTATTACATTTATCTCTATTATCTTTTATATATTTAAAAATAATGGGAATAAAATTTATATTAATTGAGTTGTTAACTAGATAATAGTCATATATTTTTGATGATTCACTTGAAGTTAAATTTTTTTTTATAAATCCATTTGTTAATAAATTATTTAATAGTAAAAATGTTATTTCTAACTCTTCCAATAACATTGAATGTATTATAAGGGGATAATTAAATGTTGTTAAAGATAAATTTTTTTTAATAAAAGTATTAATTTCTAATGGATTTAAATAATTTTTTATTATTTTAAATAAAGTAGTTTTTTCTTCTGAATTAAATTCAGTAACATTTAATATTTTAAATCCAACTAATTCATTTAATTCATCTTGAAAATTCAACATATCTAATCCTATTTTAGTCATATAAATATGTGCCAAAATTTTATGTAAAAATATATATAACACATTTGAATCAGATATTATTTTTTTTTCATAATAAATAAATAAATAAGTGAATATATTTAAACCATTAATCATATTTGTAATTAAATTTTGATTTGAATTTAAAATATATTCAAAAATTATAGTATTAGATTTTTCGAAACAATTTAATAATAAATTAAAATCTTTTTTAGTTGATAAATTTATATCTATGGAATTTTGAATAAATATATATGCTGACAAATATAAATTATTTTCAATACAATATTCTAAAGGTGTATATTTTTTATTTTCAAGACTTGAAATTAATTTTACATTTGAAGTAACATAATATTTAATTATCATTTTTAATAAATTAATATATGAAAATTCACAATCTATTTCATTAGATTTATTTGAAATATCCAATAAATAAATAGATATAATATCAATATTATATTCAGTTATACTTTTATTTAATTTAAATAAAATATAATCGAGTATATTAACTTTATTTTTATGAATACATTTTTTAATTATTTCTTTAATATATGTTTCATTTTTATAGTCTTTTATATTAAAAAGAGAATTCTCTTCTTTATCAAATTCTAATATAATAGTATCTCCAATTTTTAAATCTATCAGTTTATTAACAAAATCAAATTCAATAATATTTATTTTATTTTTATTAATAATTTTTAAATATGATATTTTAGTCATAGTGTTTAAAATATCGTTATCTAGTAAAGAATTAAAAATTTTTTCTAATTCAAATTTAACTTGATAATGTTCATCATATTGATTTTTTTGAATATTTTTTATATATTTAAGCCATTTAAATGCTATTGTTATATTTTTATAATTTATACATTCGTATATATAATTAATTATTATAGCATTAACATCATAATTTGTAATATATTTATTTCTATTTATTAATTGTTTATATATATTAGACAATAACTTTTCTATATCTTGTGATTTAAATTTATTACAATTTAAATTAATGATTTTAATTATATTATTTTTATTTGACATGTAATTTAAATCTAAATAATTATTATTCAAATCATAAATTTGTTCAAATTTATTTATTAATTTATATGGTTTTTTTTCACAATAGTACATAAAATATTCTAATGATTGTTGATTCAATAAAATATTTGTTATTTTTATGCTATCAATTACCCAATTATTAACCAAATCTAATTTCATAACCATTTCTATTAAATATTTTTTATTAACTTGACTACTTTTTTTTTTCAAGCAATTAGTTAAATTATTAAATCTTATGTCTTCATGAATGCATCTAGAATCATCAATTAAAACTAATTCTTCATGATTATCTTTAATTTTAAAATATGTTTTTAGTAATTTAATTACTAATGGTATTGTTTTAATATATGTTTTAATTATATTTGAATAATTTAAATAATCATGTGTGTAAAGAGAACAATATTTATTTTTAAATTTACATTCACAATCTAAAATACCCAATACACCCATAAATTTATTTATTAAAAAATTAATATTCAATTCTAAAATAACATTTGGTTCAAAATTATTTGGTATATTTTCAAATATATTTGATATTTTTTGAGTAGATATAAATTTTTTATCTAATTCATTTAAATAATTGGTATATAAATGATTTTCACAACATTTACATTGAATTCTAAAATTTTGATGAGTTAGTAATATTTTAAATAACATATTATATATTGTTTTAATTCCTCTATTAAAATTCCAAAAACTTTTATACAAATCATTTTTATAACATTCTTTTGAACATGATAATTTATTACAATTTTTATTGGAACAAATTTTAATTATATGTTCTTCTTCATTTTTAAATAAATATGTTTTTGTATTAATGTTTTTTTTTAATTCATTTAAATTATTTTTTATAACATAGGTTGAATATAAATTTGTTTTTTTATCAATGTCTTTAATTTCTTCACAAAATTTTGTACATTTAATTTTATTATATTTTATGTATTTATTAAAAATTCTATCTTGGTATTCACTATTACATTCTGTATTAAAATTACCATTTGGTTCAGAATCACTTAAATCTGAATTATTCAATTCTGAATTTGATATTTCAGAACCAGATAATTTAGTTGATTCAGAATGTGATAATTCTGAACTGGGAGATTCTGAATTAGATAATTTTGATAATTCTGTTTTGGTTTTTTCTGATTGAATTTCATATTGACTATTATTTGATGAATCGTTTTCTGATATATTTTTTTCAGATAAAGTTTCATTATTATTTGTTATTTGTTGTGAGCTATATATAGATTTTGATATACCTGATTCGGTTTTAAATATGAAATTATTATTACTCATTTATATTATAAAAAAATATTTTATTATTAAAATTAAAACCTATTAAATTAAACATTTAATAAAATCCAATTATTATTTTATTTTCATTAATTTTCCAACAATGTAATGTATTATTTTTATTAATTTGTATTTTAATCAATTGTTTAATTTGAATTGAATTAAATTTTTTTTTAATACTTTCTAACCTATTAATTAATTCATTTAGAGTTTTTGAACTAATTGGAATTTTAATTTCTCCAAATAATCTTGACCAAAATATTTTATTAATTTTAATTTCGGAAATATTAAGTTTAATTACATTGAACATCGCTTGATTATGATTGGATAATGTATTTATTGAATGTATAAATATTTGTTCTTTAGAATCTAATGTATCTAATTTTTGTAATCTATCAATCCAACTGGACACTAATAAATCAACACATTCCAATGTTTCTTTCATTGTTATTGTTAATTCTTCAAATCCTTCTAAAATTAAATTATTCCATTGAATTAGTGATGGTCTTACAATATCTCTAATCATACCACGTTGAGACCATTTGGGTGTACTATCAAATAAATATGGTATTTTAAATTGATGAGCAAAACTATAGATATTAGATTTAGATATTTTTAAAAATGGTCTTGTGAAATTAATTTGTGAATCATTAAAATAAATATCAGATTCAAATTCCATTCCCATTAAATTATTATATTTTGTTTTGTTAGCAATATTTGTTAAAATATTTTCTATACAATCATCATGATTATGACCCATTAATATAGTCCAGTCAGATTCTTCCCAACCATTTATTTCTGCAACATCAATATATGATTGATACCTAACATTTCTTGTATAATTTTCATATAAATTTCTTAATTCAAATTCCATACATTTTGGTCTGTTGATTTCATAAATATCTCTTACATATAATTTTACTCCTAGATAATTAGCCCAATTAGATAATAAATCTTTTTCTTTTTCACAAATTTCTCCACGATTCGCATAATTAATATGAATCATAACAAAATCTATTGATTGTTTTGATAATATCCAAGATAAAACCATTGAATCTACACCACCACTTATTGACAATATATATTTTTTTTTGCCACAGTTATTTTTTAAATCACCGCTAATTTTTAATATTTTTAAATCATCATTATTTAAATTAAAATCTAAATTATTATTTGTATAAGCATTACACTTTATGTCTAATATATCTTTAAATTCATTTGTAAATTCTAATATATTAGTATTTGAATTATATTTGAATTTATTATCCATTAAATATATATTACCTTTTGCAGATCTTTTGTATGTGGCCTCTAAATAATTTTTATATATTTTAGTTAATTCTTGACTATTTGATTTGGTTAAATCAATATTTGATATTTTATTCCAGGTTTCATTCATTACAAATGATTGGTATTCAAATGAATTGGAATGTCTAAATGGTAGTAAAGTAAAACAAAATTCATATTCTTCTAATTCATTTTTATATTTTGGATAAAATATTTTAACAAATTCAATTACCAAATTTAGATTCACAATTATATAATCATTTGAATATTTTCTTGCTCTCCCAATATGTCTAACAATTTGATCAAATAAAATAATATATCCAATTCCAAGTTCTTTGTTAACAGTAAAATCAAAGTCTAAATCAATATTTAAATAAATATTAACCAAATGTTCATATTTATTAGCAATAACTATATCATCTGATTCAGTAGAATCAAACCATAATTTAGGATTATTAAACCACCACTCTTTTAACTCTAATATATCTTCCATTACTCTTAGTAATATTTTAAAATAATAAGTTGATAAATATATATAATAAAAAATATATTAAATATATAAAATTTCAATTTTTTTGAAATATATAGATAATATAATGGAGGATATAATTTATATAAATTTTATTTACATATATGATAAATTATTTTTTTTTAAATTAAATGATAAATTGACAATTAAAATTAATTATTTAAATGATCTTACTTTATTTGAAAATTCTTTTGATATCAATTGTGAAATTTACAAAAATATTAATGATAAGCAATATTTTATAAAAATACCAAAAATAATTATAAATAATTTGACTGTATCAAATTTTATTGTAAATTTACCAAAATATTATTATTATGACTATGCCTACTATAAAAATGATAAACATAAATCAATAATAATATATAAAGATTATAATTATTTACCATTAATTTATTTAGGTTTGCCAAATTTAAAATCAAAAAAATATTTTAAAATTAATTATAAATATAAAGAAATTAATTCTAATGTTTTTTCAGATTGTTCTGGTAATATTATAAATGATTGTAATTGTGATATTGATTGTTCAGGTAATTATACTTCTAACTCAAACTGTCAAATAACATTATTTAATAATTATTTTGGAAATAGTAATTATTTTTTGAATAGAATTAAATTAAAAGGAAATATTTATGAAATTTGTATAAATAATAATGGAATTACGAGTTTTGATAATGGTATCACACATAATTATAAACTTTTTAAAATCAAAAATAATTTAGATATTGATATAAATACAAATATTTATTTTTATGATGATACTTCAGGAAATTATTTATCTTATATTATAAATTTAAATAGTTATAATTTTTCACCAATTAAAAATATACCAATAGAACAAGAAAATTTAATTGCGAATATTAATTATATAACGGATTCATCTGGTTCAGTATATAATTCAATATTATCTCTTAATATGCAAACATTTAATCCAAACCAATTATGCCAAACAAATTTAGACTCAAGTGGTAATTTTTATTACAATACATTATTTTTTTTTAATTACATTAATCCAAATTATACTGTTGATTATTTAAATATATTTTCTTATGATTATGATAAATATTTTGATAATACAGAAATTCCTCTTGAATTTTATAATGTTAATTATTGTCAACATAATTTGTATGACTATATTATAAATTTGGATTCAAATTTGTCTATTCCAATTATTTTAAATATATTGGAACCATATTTATTTATAAATTTAGATTTTATTAATTTAGATATTAGATTAATTAATATGGTAAATTATGCTAATGATTTTTTTTATAAATCAACCAACTCAAACAAAATTAATTTAGATATTTTGGTAAAATATCTGATAAATTTTACAATAAAAAAATATAATGTATTTAAATTAACTAATATTCGTAATATTGATAATAATGATAATGTTACTACATATGATATTGTACGAAATGAATTATATGGATATTTATCACTTTATGTAAAATCATATTTATATAAAGATCCAAATGAATATATAAATTTTAATAATAATGTTGTTAATTGCATAAGATGTAAAGTTATTTTTTATTATAAATCTAACACAAATATGCAAATAAATGGATATTATGAAGTTGATGCTAAATTATTTTTAAATAATTATAATTTAGAATTATATCATAAAAAATATAATTTTGAAAATGAATCTTCTGATATCAATAAAATAAAATTAATAAATTTGTTATTATTTCTACAAACAACAACTTACCAAATCAAATTATATTTTTATAATAAAAAAAATAGTGTTATTCCAGCATATTATATATATAATCAAGTTGATTTGTTTAAAAATATAAATGATTTTGAAACAACTATAAATGTAGAATTATTAAATAATACATATACAAATGGATATTTAAAATATAATATACAAGTAAATAAAAAATATTATATTTTGTTTTTATATGCCGATATTGATTCTTTTTTGAATTTATCTAATTATGATGAATTGATATTTTATAATAATAAAATTACTTTTAAAATATTAAAAATAGATAAACCAAACGGTAATACATTAGAAAATAAATTATTATTTTATATATCTTTTCAAAATCTTAAGGAAATAAATATGTTTATGAAATATATAAGTACAGGAATTTTAGATACAAATAATAATAATACCAATCTATCAACATATTTTAATATTCAAAACTCTATAACTTTTTATAATTATTATGAATTAAATAATTATTGGATAAAAGAAGAAGGAATGCTACCAAATAAACATAAAATAAATTTTTCGATAAATAATTTATATTTAAATCAAATATATTTATATGGAAATTTATTTATAAATTGCGTTATATAATAAATAGGTATAACATTTTATTACCTATACATAAATATTTCTTAATGAAATTAGTTTTGACATAATTAAATTTAGACTGGGTCTTTTATTGGATTCACAACTTAACATATCCAATATCAATTCTTCAATTTCAATATTTTTAATTTGTTTCAATAAATTTATATTATTAGTTTTGTGTAATTTTGAAATCATATAAATTTTTTCACTTTGGGTAGTAAAATTTATAAATAATTCAATCATTATTATTCCTAAAGCGTAAATATCGATAGAATCATCATATTTTTTTGAATCTATTTCAGGAGCTCTATATATTCCTGTACCAACATATTCTCCCATAGATTTATAATCCAAATCCAAAATTAAATTATTATTGGAAATATCTATAATATTTTTATATTTATCCTCATTATTATTATTATGTATTTCATATTTTATTTCCTTATTTTTATTTTTGCTCATACCAAAGTCACCAATTTTAACAATATATTTATTAAATTTAGTAGTTTCGTATAATTCGTTATTTACTAAAAATATATTATCTGGTTTTATATCTCTATGAATAATATTTTTAGAATTTAAATATTTTAAACCATTAATTATTTGAATTAAAATATCAATTTTATCAACAAAATTATCATATTGTGACATTGTTAATAAATATTCTTTAAGTGTGAAATCACACAATTCCATTTGAATAAATAATATTGGACATACATAATTTATTATATCATATTCATCATTACTATCAATAGTATTATTGTATTCTATTATACTATTTAAATCAATATCTATCCAAGAACTATAATATCTTACAATATTATCATTAATTAAACTTGAATATATTTGAATTTCTCTAAAAATATCATAATTATCATTGACAATTTCTTTTGTAATAAAAATTTTTTTAATAGCATAAAACTTTTTTTCAAATTTATGGAAAACTTTATAAACAGAACCAAATGCTCCTTGACCAAGTAGTTTTATTTCTAAAAAATTAGTTATATATTTATTATGATTATTAATAATCATTTGTTGATGTATTTTATCGTTTGGATTAAATAATTCTGATTTTGATTTGGATTTATCATATTTTATGTATTTGTTGATATATTCAGGAAGCTCATTATTTAATATTAAATTAGTTTTATCGATATTAGTATTAGTATTAATATTTGTGTTGGTATTAGTATTTGTATTTATAATATTTTGGTTATTCAATTCATCTGATGTATTATTAGCAGAATTTATTAAAGAACTTAATGTATTTCTTAAACCATTGTAATTATTTGAAATAACATCTAAATCCATTAAACCATTTTTGTTTAAAAAATTATATATTTTATCTAATTTTGATTCTTTATTTTTAAATATCATTTGTAATAATACAGCGATAATAAAAGACATTTTTTTTTCTTTTGACATTTTATTATTTAATTTAGACATTAATTCCATTTCTAAAAAATTGGTATCAGAATCAGTTATATGTATTATTTTATTTTTATTATATATATTGGTTGATATTTTTTCTGATTCTGATTCTGATTCTTCTAATTCTAAAGATTCAGAATCAGATAAAGAATTTGAGTTAAAAGATTCATCTGATTCTACAGATTTAAAAGAATTAAATGATTTATTATTAGATTTATTATAAATGTCATCATCATCTATAATAAAATCATTATTCCAAAATTCATCAATATTAGAAATAGATTTTTTTAAATCATAATTATATTTTGAATTGTTCATTTGTAATATTAATTTTAATGGTGTTAGTTTTAATAATATTAAAATTTTATTTATTATTTTTTTCAATTTTTATTAATAATTTTTTATAACTTATTCCTTCAATTGTATTTGTTGTAATTACTGAATCTGATGCTAATCTCATTAACACTTCGATATTTTTAAGTTTAAAATTTAATGTTCTAAAGTCATCAACATAATAATTAACCAATAATTCCCATTTATTTTCTAAATTTAATTTACCTTCATTATTTATTAAATATATTGTAATGTGAACTGAAAATAATATTTTATTTTTAATGTTTTTATATTCTTTAATGTTGTTAATTTTGGATAAAATATTTTCATCCATAGTAATTTTTATTTCAGCAAATTTTTTATCTTTATAATATTCGCCTTTTTCATCTAATATATTTTCTCTTATTTCTTTAATTGAATGAATATTACTTTTAATTTCTTTCTTTTTAATAATAATTGATTTTTTTAATGGTTTAAAATCAACTCTATCTGCTATAACCCAAAAGTTTGAATGTAAATTTTTATTAACTATTTTTTTATAAAATAACAATAAATTTTTTTGTATTTGTTCTAATGTATAATTGTTTATTTTTACCATATTTTTAAAATACTATATATTTATCTAATAATATAATTTTTATTGTCATTTAAAAAAAATTGATAAATTATATTACATCTTTTTCGGTGAAATTCGGGACATTTTTATAAAAATATAATTAAATTAATTTAAAGAAATAAAACCATAATAAATTATGAATATGAATTGAAGCCTTACAATAATGATTAT